CATGTCAAAGTTTATCTTCTGCTTTTTTATGTATTGTGGTTCTGTGCCTTCTTCGTAATTTCTAAAATTACCTGTGCAGAATACATGAATCACATCATAGTTGTGGCTCCTTGCGAACTGCTCATAAGGTTCAGATTCCCAAGTTGTACAATTCGTATTGTCAAGCCAAACTCTGTGAATGCCATTTACTATGGCTAATTCAAATTTGCTAAGACAGAGGGAGTGTACACGCTCTAACATGTCTTCCCTAAAATTGTAGTTACCCAACTCATCATAAAAGAACTCATCAGCAGATGCTACGACATCTAAATCTTTGAGGTCGTGTACACTCGTAGTCCTATTGTTTTCTACGAATGTAGACTTACCGGAGCCTGACCATCCATGCATTATGATTGCCACATATTTTAAATCTTTGATTGGGGGTGTCATCGTACACTCCCACATGGAACACCATGCTTTTCAAATTCATCCCAAACCTCATCAGCCATACCTGAAACTCCATCATAATCAACAACTTCTCCATCATCTATACCAATCCAAGAATCAGCGTGCCAACCATCACCATCTTCCGGCATTATCATGTACTGCTCAACGCTACCATGATATTCTTTTTTTTCATTGTTGCCATCAGGGTCGGATTCTGACCAAACACTAAATTTAATTTTTGCTTCCATGACAATGTTGCCTTCCTTCTCTGCAACAATTCCATAAGAACTTTCAGAAAAAATTCTTTTTCGTGAATACCTTATTGTGGATTCAAAACACCTGACCTTATCTTCAGGTAATGTATATGTAAGTTTTTCTTGTGTCATCGTTTCTCCTTTTGCTAATTTATAATGACATAATCAATAATAAAAGCAATAATATTTTATGTAAAGGGGGTGTGTGGTAGTGTACATTTTCCCTAAAATATTTTTTTGATTCTGCAACATACTATCAATCATCAATAACCCGAAAAATAAAATAAGTGGTAGTGTACACTCTGAACTTAAACAAAAAAAAATAGGGGTGTACGAGTGTACACCCCTACTATTAACTATTTAACCATACATTTCCAAATACTCCTCTTTGCCTTCCAGTTCCACAAATGGAAATTCCCTTTCAATTACATTAAGCAAGTTTATATAATCGCCACTCATCATTTCTTGCTCAATGGCTTTTGGGTCTTTGTCTAATTGTCTTGCCCATTGTTTGGCATAGCCAATCAAAGCGAATGCGTTCCCCTGTTCTCCCATGATGTCTATGGTTCTCATTATTTCTTGTGTCATAGTTATTTTCTCCTTTAACTAAATGGTTTATTAAATAATATATGCAATAAATAATTATGTATATAATGGAGTGGGAATGTACACTACAACGAGAATTATTTCTTTGATAATAAAGGTGTAATGGTATTGGCTTGGCTGTTTTCTGTGGAGTTGTGGGAGTGTACACTAAATTTTAGGTTCAAAATTGGACAAAAAAAAGAGGGGCTATTTCTAGCCCCCCTTGATTTATTTTTATTAAAAATTCATTACTAGGTAATGAGTTCCGTACCTTTTCGTTTCTGGGTTGTAACCTGTGAATTCAATTACTTGTGTCTTTTCTTTGATTTCATCAAGCCCACCTTTTATGCTCATATCGTAATTATTAACTACTTGATATTCACTTTCGTATTCTGTCCAATCGCAAGCCATCGCAATACAATCTAATTCAACTGGTTCACCTGTTGAGTCTTCGTACTCTTCATACCATTTGAATAATGCTTGTAATCCCTCACGGCTGAAGTTTTCGTCTAAGCCCGTAAATGTTTTAAATGCTTGAATAAAGTCATTTTCGTTTATTGTTGTAATCATTTTTATTTTTCTCCTTTTGGGGGGAGTGTACATTGACACACCCCCCATAATTTTTTTATTTATTAAGCGTAATTTTGGCAATAGTGTTTATCATCTGAACAAGCTGAAACACAATTAAAAACTTCTAATGCATCCGGATGAACTCCGGCAATAACATCATCAAAACCTGTCATACCTGTCCAACATGCTTTACCATTTACAAAGAATCTTCTTTTCTTGTATGCACTTCTTCTCTTCTGCTTAGTGCTTACATTGAAAACATTTTTCTTTAAATGGTCTACATCAAAAGCTTTATTAAACCAGTTATAAAATTCTTCATCTAGTTCATATGTATGACATGTTTTAGCATCTTTGAACCATTCTGTTCTAAGATTCATTGACATTGCCAACGCTTGAAAACTTCTATTATGTTGCTGTTTTGCTGAACAGTTTGAAATCTTGCAATACTCTCCGACTAAGTGAACTAATTCGTGGACGAAAATCTGCAATCCTTTTGTATCCCAGTTGTCAGGTTGTAGGAATTTTTCTTTGATTTGAATTGCATTGTCCCAATCCCGATAATGTGCCAAATCTCCCTCGTTCCTGTTCTCATTGAATAAAGGCTGTATCTCAATTTTTACACTATGTAAAAAGTTTTCTACTGTGTCAGAATTGAAAAGCTCTTCATATCTTTCATTCTGTGCAACCATCTTTTTCCCTTCTTTCTTGTGCCAGAAGAAGAGTGATTCTTGACTGTGGCTGATTCCGGCTCCTGTTGGTTCCGGCTGTGTAATCATCAATTTAGGATAATTCATAATTGCAGAATTAAAACCTTCAGCGTTTAGGTTCTCAAAGTCCATTTGCCTTTTAGCATCTGGAAAGAATTTATCTTTCGTATTCCTATCAACTTTATTTCCTATACATTGCTCCAATGAATCCGGCAATAATCCACCTTTGCTAATATCCTTCCAAGTCAGGAAGGCTATTGTAAATTGATTCAAGAACTCCACTTGTCTTGCTGTATGATTCTTAACCTTAGAATCTACTTTTATCTTTAATGTTGTCATTTTATCTCCTTTGCTATGACAATTTAATTATGTAAATTTATATTACCACAATTAATAATAATTACAATAATAAAGGCAATAATAAATAATTAATCTTGGAAAATAATTAAAAGTATTTATATTGTTTCTTTTATACTTGGGGGCAATATCCATTTAAACAGTCTTAAAGTGTCAATACATAAGCGTTGTTAATATTTATATCTTTTATGCTATGTAAGGGTACAATGACACAGCATACACAATATTAATATTAGTTATAAATAGTATTGTTAATATGCAATATAAAATTATGGTGGCAGTCTACACTCCCACAGCCACAAGAGTAGCACCGATACACATACGACATTATATATACATCATATGTAGTAGTCAGAGCGTTGAGATATGTTGACCACATATGTAAAATACAGCGTGGCACTTTTATACACCCCCTTTAGGGGGGTGTAAAATGCCATGCAATACATGGGGTAGAGATTATTAAGAGAAGGGGTGTATAATACTTTTCATGGCAAAACAAAAAGGTTACGCATACATAGAAGAAAAGGTTCTTCAAGCAATACCTTGTTGGAATCAATGGACTAGACAACTAAGAAGAATATATTTAGCACTACCGGCATTTGGTTCATCAGATTTTGCAATACAAGAAATATGCGAAGAGCTTGGATTTAATTACGAGAGTGTCCAGAAAAAAATAATTACGACCCCAAGTTTTAAAAAGTATCTTGACATGTATAGAGAAGATAATGCCTACCCTGTTGTTTCTGAAAGAGCCGATGGTAAATATACCTACCGAATAAAACACGATGATTTAAAACAGGTATATGGTCAGTACGCAGATATAATTAACTATTTCCATATGGAAGACTTAAAGGCACAGGGCAAAGGTAGCGAGTTTGCACTAAGAGTTATTGACCAGAGAAAACTTGTAGAAATGAATTCATCAGAAATTGAAGAGGATAAGCCGGATGGCAAAGTAGAGGTTAAGTTATTTGATACAGCATAATTTTTATCCGTGGCAAAAAAACATGGTAGATTCAGATGCCAAAATAAAATGGGTACAGGCTGGAAGACGTGCTGGAAAGACAAGAAGTTCTTTAATGGAAGCTATGAATGTTATACAGAAAGCAGCCACAACTCCTGTAACTGTTGGTGATTCTACAGACCAACTAACAGCAAAAGAGGCTAACCTAGTTCCGGAGATTCATGTATGGACAGTCGCACCAACCAGAGCACAGATGCTTCAGGTATGGAATGAGATGCAAACATTTATTCCAGAACAGTATGTAAGAAAGACTAGAAGGAAAGGACAGGCAGGTGGTCGTGGTGGTGGATTTAAACAAGATGACTTACATGTATGGTTAGATTTAAAAAATACTGCCGGCACAACAGATGGTCTATACAGAACAGAAGTATTCTGGGAGTTAAAGTCAGCAGATAATCCAGAGTCATTGCAGACTGTTGGATTAGATTTTCTACACATGGCTGAAGCACAGGATATTAAAGAAGGTGCATGGAGCAAGGTAAGACCTACTCTAAACTCTCCGGGTAGATTAGGA